ATCGACGGGGAACCGTACAACGATTTATCCGACGATGGATTGCAAAAGGTCGTCGATATGTTCGGCGATGTTCCCGTTAAAGAGTTGACCGCCCAAATGGAAGCGGTCAAAAAAAAAATAGATGAAGAATTGCAAATGTATTTCCCCCGGTTGTTCGACGATGCGACGGTTAAAGAGTATTACGACGAATTGCGCAACCGCACAATGTTAATGTTGGATGCCATTATAAACGGCGATACAGAGGACAAACGGGCGGAAATTGATAAAATAACGACGATGTTGTTGTTATATAATCGCCCGGTTGTTTTTAGCGGTTCCGATAACATGGAAATTCAGTACGATAAACAATTTGAAAATATGTGTTTAACCATATCGCAACATTTGCACGTACCGGAACCAAAGAAATACACCGTATTGGAGTATTACAACGCATTTGAGCGGATAAAGGAGTTGTTGAAACCAACCAAAAATAAAAACGGCGTCAAATAAGGCGATTTGCGGCGTTGTTTTTCTTTGGTTGATTAACTACATGGAAAAGAAAAGATAATTTAATACGGGGCAAATTTCCCGCAAATAACGTTAAGTATGGCAGATAATAACAACCCTATAAAATATAGCGACCTTGTAAGCCCGGACGATTCGATTACAAAGTTGATTAATCAGTTAGACCAACTTTCCGACGCCTATATGAACACTCTAAAAAATATAAAGAGTGAGGCGATAACGGTTAAGGCTGCATTGGAGGGCGTAAGCGGGGCGACCGAAAACGGACGTAAAACAATCCGGGGGGCGTCCGCCGATACCGACAAATTAACACGGGCGGCAAAGGATTTGGCGTTTGCGGAAAGCGAGAACGCAAAACGGTTGGCGGAATTGAAGCAAGCGCAAAAAGAGGCGAACGAATTAAACAAGTTGACAACCCGGTTGAACCAATCCGCCGAGGGTTCATATAATCGTTTGTCCGCTCAATACTCAATCAATAAAATATACCTCAATAATATGACGGTTGAGGAAAGGGAGGCGACCGAGGAGGGGCGCAAATTGGTTGCCGAAACAAAAGCGATTTACGAGGAAATGAAACGGTTGCAGGAAGCGACCGGGAAAACGTCGTTAAACGTGGGTAACTATTCCGATGCCGCCAAAGGTTTGACGACCCAAATAGAGAACCAAACGAAACAATTAGCATTGTTACGATTGGAGGGCAAACAAGGAACCGCCGAATATCAGCAATTGAGCAAAGAAACCGCAATATTACGGGATGCGGTCAAGGATGCAACCGCCGAGATTACCCGCATGGCGTCCGATACGTCCAATTTGGATGCGGTATTGAGTTTTGCGGCGGGTGCGTCCGGTGGGTTCGCCGCATTTACCGGGGCAATGGAATTGTTCGGGGCGGAAAGTGAGGACGTACAAGAAGCGCAAAAGAAGTTACAGGCAGCAATAGCCATTACAACCGGGGTGCAAGCCATACAAAACGCAGTACAAAAACAATCCGCAATTATGTTGGGTATTTCCCGGCTACAAATGGCGGCATTGAGCAAAGCGCAAGTTTATAACCGCCTTGTTACCATGCAGGGAACAAAGGCAACATTGGCGGCTACAATTGCGCAAAAGGCTTTCAATCTGATTGCCGCCGCAAATCCGTATGTTCTTTTGGCGTTGGCATTGGTTACGGTTGTGGGGGCTTTAGTTCTGTTTGCATCTAATACCGATAAATCGGCAAAGAACCAACAAAAACTTAACGAGGCGCAAAAGGCGTGGTTGGATTATTTGGAAACCGAGGCAACCGAAATGAACCGGGTTAGCAACGAACGTGTCGCCCAATTGAACCGGGAATTAAACATTGCTAAAGCCCGTAACGCTTCATTGTCTGAAACCCGAAAGATTGAGGACGAAATATTAGCCGAGCGCACAAAGGCGCATAATAAAAGCGTTGGTTTTTACGGTCAAGAATTAAACGATTTGGAGGCAAACCGGGCAAAGTTGAAGCAATTAAACGATATGTTATTGCAGTTGAATAACGCCAAAGCCCGTGGGGGTAAGAAAGTTTATATTGATGTTGATTTAGACGGTAAAATTGATAAAGTCAAGGTTGATGAAGCAATTGAAGCCGTACAGGGTCAAATAGATAATACCGGGCGGGCGGTTGACATTGCCGTTAATCTAAAAACCGAGGGGGCGGATTTGGACGCCGAAAGGAAAATACAAGCCGCCCAAAGAGCAAACGAAAACCGGAACGCCGCCAAAGCGGAAACGGATATATTGCGCAAAGCCGAGGACGCCCGGATTGCCTTAATTAAAAATTCATTCGACCAACAACGGGCGCAACGTCAAGCCGCCAACGCCCGTGCGATTGCCGACATACAATTGCAGTTGAGGACGGAAACCAATTTAACGGTTAAGGCACGCAAAGCGTTAAACGACCAAATTGTTTTATTACGGGAACAATTGGCGGTTGATATGGTAGATATTGCCAACCAACAACGGGCGGCGGAATTGTCCGCACAACGGGCAACGCAGGACGCCCAAATTGCATTGATGGCAGAGGGGGCGGAAAAGCAACGGGAACAATTGCGGGTTGAGTATGAAAGGCAAATACAGGACATTAACACCCGGTTAGAAACCGAGCGGGGATTAACTGAAACACAAGTTGCCGAATTGCTTAACCAACAATTACTTTTGCAACAACAATACGCAAAGAGTTTGGGCGAATTGAACGACAAAATTACAATAGACCAAATGCAAGCCGCCGCCGACCGGACGCAATTACAATTAGACGCCGTCCGTGAGGGTTCGCAGGAGGAAATAAATTTGCGTATTCAGTTGTTACAGCAACAACGGGCAATCGAATTGGCACAAAATAGGCAATTAGCCGAGGACGTGCGCCAATCCGAGACGGATATTAACGCCAAATATGATGCCGAGGTATTGAAGCAAACGACCGAGTTAAACCAACAACGGGCGTTAATGCTATTCGACCAAACACAAGCGTTGGAGGCGTCCGAGTTTGATTTAATCCGCAATTCCGAGGAACGTAAAACCCGGTTCCGGTTAGCGCAAGAAAAGGCACGGTTGCAAAAGATTTTAGAGTTGAACAAAGCCGCCGGGGTTAAAATGACGGATGCCGAGGTTAAGACAATCGAAAATACCATTGCGAAAATCGACCAAGAAATTGAGAAAAGCAAAGGCGACGAACGGGGTAACGACATATACGGATTGTTCGGGCTGAATTTGGACGACGACCAAAAGGAGGCAATAAGTACGTCCGTTTCCTTTGCCATTGAGCAATTAAACGGTTTTTTGGATGCAAAGGTACAAGCCGCCGACGCCGCCGTTTCCGCCGCCGACAAAGAGGTTGACGCAAGCCAACGCCGATTAGATGCGGAATTAGAGGCACGGGCGAACGGTTACGCCAATAACGTTGCAATGGCTCAAAAGGAATTGGACGTTGCGAAAAAGAACCAAGAAAAAGCCCTAAAGGAGCAACAAAAGGCACAGAAAGCACAGGCGGCAATACAAACGATACAACAAATTGGAAACCTTGTAACGGCGTCCGCTTTGATTTGGTCGCAATTGGGGTTCCCGTTTGCAATCCCGGCAATTGCTATAATGTGGGGTTCCTTTGCCGCCGCCAAAATCAAAGCCGCCCAATTATCCAAATCAGCCAACGCCGGGGGTTCGGAAAGTTACGGCGATGGTACGGTTGAATTGTTGGCGGGCGGTTCCCACCAATCCGGGGACGACGTGGATTTAGGAACCAAACCGGATGGAACCCGGAGGCGTGCCGAGGGCGGGGAATTTTTCGCCGTTATCAATAAACGTAATTCCCGCCGTTTCCGTCGTTTAATCCCGGACGTAATAAATAGTTTGAACCGGGGAACATTCCCCCAAAAGTACCTTAATGCCTACAATACCGACGGCATTAATGTAACGGTTCAACAAAATAACGCACCGGATTTGCGGGATTTAAAAGACGATGTAAGGGAGATTAAGGAACAAAACCGCCGCCGTCGTTATATCGATGGCAACGGCAATGTTATTGAGATTTACAAGAATTTGACACGTAAAATTAAAAATTGATATGAACCCGATTTATAGACATTCATTTGTAAATGCGTTTTTAGCGAACGGGGCGATAAGTAAAACAACCGGGAACATAAACGGGAATAGTACATATTTCTATTATACCCGTACTTTTGTCCCGGTTGGGAATGTGTACCCCCGCAAATTGTTTCAGAATTACACCCCGCAAGCCGGGGGCGCGTTTTACGATAGCAATAAAAAAATTATCGGCGGTTGGGGAAGCGACCCGACCGCCACAAATACGGAATTTGACATACCAAGCAATGCCGCATATATCCGGTTTAATGTAAGCAAAGCGCAATACGCCAACGGGACGGCATGGTTGAGATTGGGAACGTTGGACGCCCCGAACGTCTTACAAGGTCAAACCGTGCATCCGATTTATAAGGACGATTTGGCAAAGGAGTACGAATTAGAAACCAACCAACGGTTTTATCGTGCCAAATTATCCGGCAAAATTACCTTTGTCCGGGATGATTACGACTATATAAACCGTCAATCGTTCGACAATGAATTTTTGTATTGCATTGAAAAGAGCGACGACGGCGGGCGCACGTGGTATCAATACTTTCAAGGCAAGTTTATGAAAACCGATTGCACGTTTACCGATTACGATAAAAAGGTTGTTGTACAACCGGACGCAATCGACGATTATAACGACGTGTTGGCGGGGTTGGAAAAGGAGTATAATTTAATAACGTTAGCCCCGACAATTCAACGGATAACGATAAACAAGCGTCCATTAATTCAAATATATGTGCCGGGGGATAGCGTTGTTTCTTGTTTTTTGGGCGGTACGAATTGGGAACAAGACGCAAACGCCACGACCGACCAAAACGCATTAGTACAAACCTATCATTTTGCTTTGTGCAATATATTGAAAGAAATACAAATTACGTCCAACGGTTCCCCGGCGGTAATATCCGGGCTTTATACGGGACGAATGGCGACGGGTTCAAGTGCGGACACATTCGAGGGGAAATTATACCCGGAATTAAACGTTAATTATTATATCTATATTTCACAACAACGAATAAACGGCGGTTTACCGTTTGGAATTGCATTAGTTGAGATACGCCGACAATCGGACGACGTGGCAATGTTTCGTTATTCAAAAGCCACAACGTCCCCGTTTGATACGTTGGAGTTTGATTTAACCGCCGTTGAGGGTTCCGGGGCAACCGGGACAATGCACGCCGATATGAAAAGTTACAATATATATGCCCGGTATTTGTGCGATGTGGAGAAAATCGACGACCTTAATACATATCCATTGCCCGCCGATGATATAGTTGATAATAACCGTAATTATAGGCGTGCGATTGGTTACGCAATCGACGTGGCATTTATTTCAAACAACTTTTCAGATACCCCGACCGAGTGGGGATTAGCGGACAACGGAAAGTATTTTGCGCCCCCTTATTCCATATACGGACAAACGTTTTATCCAATCGCCCGGTCAAAGTGGCGTTATGCGTCGTTGTGGTTTGGGTTTTATTTGATGGATTGGTTATTAGAGGAAAAAGCAAGGAAAGAATATACTTTGCGGGATGCGTTCCCGGTTGCGTCGTGTATATCTGTTTTGCTCAATCAGATTGCGCCGGGTATTACCCACGCAGCCACGGCGGAATATAGCCAATTTTTATACGGCGGAAACAATCCAATATCCGGGTTGAATTTCCGTTTGCTTGTATCGCAGAAAACAAACATTATAAACGGCGAATATCAGCAACCCGCACAAAAAGCCCCGACGACCTTACAACAATTTACCAATATGTTACGGGATTGTTTCAAATGCTATTGGTTTATTGAGGACGGCAAATTTAAAATTGAGCATATCCAATATTTCCGCAATGGCGGTTCCTATTCCGGCGGGGTTGTGTTAAGCCACGATTTGACAAAGGAATTGAATTTGCGAAACGGGAAACCGTGGGCGTTCAACACGTCGGAATATTCGTTTGATAAGGTCGATTTGCCGGAACGTTACCAATTTAAGTGGATGGACGACGTTACGGCGGCGTTTGAGGGTTTGCCGATACAGGTAATTAGCAAGTATGTAACGCCCGGAAAGGTTGAGGACGTAAACGTATCTAATTTCACGTCGGATATTGATTTGATGTTGTTAAACCCCGGCAACATGAGTTCGGACGGGTTCGCCTTGTTTGCCGCCGTTCCGCCAACGTCCGGGTCGCAATGGATATTACCGTTTACACGTCAAACCGTCAACGGGGTTGAATACTTTTTGCAAAACGGATATTTGGCGTTTATTAATCTGCAATCTCAGTATTGGTTATATGATTTACCCGCCCGTCGTGTATCAATAAACGGTTCCGAGGTTTACGCCCGTGGCATTGAGAGAAAGAAGAAACAAACGTTTAGTTTCCCGGCAAACGATGACCCAAACCCGATGCAGCTAATAAAAACATATTTGGGTAACGGTCAAGTTGATAAATTAAGCGTAAATTTGTGCAGTCGTTCTATTAAAACAACTTTGAAATATGACACCGAATAATAATTTGTCCGTATTGCCGTTTTACGAGGGCGTGCAATACCAAGATTATAAAAAATCGTATGCGTATGGCGACGTTTACCCGTTGTTTACGCCTATCAATAAACTATTGCCGTTTCAAATCATACGTCCGACCCGTTCAAATAACATTGTATCGGTTCGGTTGTACGATTATAAATTTACCCGCATATTGGCAGACATAACAACGCCGATGTTGGAAACCGGATTGCAAATTGTCCGGTTCCAAAATTACGGGTATGATGTTATTGTTTATTCCGGATTGTTGCCGATGGCTTTAGATTTCCCAGAGGGGCGTTATATGATTGAGATATATGATGGCGTACAATGGTATTATTCCGATGTGTTTACATGGATTTCCGGCGGAATGGACGGTTATTTGTGTGTTGAATGGAGTGACGCCGCCAATATGGAAGTTGACGGCGGACAAATCGTTTATGAGGGCATGCAATTCAAAAACCGGGTTTACGTATGTTCGGAGTTGGGAAAGCCGGAATACAAGTTTGAGGAAGAGGGCGAAGAACGGGACGGGTATTTTTTCCCGGAAAAACAAATATCGGAAAAAACGTTTCGGTTTATCTTTTTAGCCCCCGAATACCTTTGCGACGTAATGCGATTAATCCGAATGAGTGATTTTGTTACGGTATATAGTCAAGGTAGGAAATACGATTGCGACACGTTTTTGATTACTCCTAAATGGCAAACGCAGGGCAATTTAGCATCAGTTGAATGCGAATTTGAATGCGCAACCGTTGTTAAAAAAATCGGACGTGGCTATATAATAAAAAACAAAGGAGATTTTAACGGAGATTTCAACAATGATTTTAACAACAATTAAATTAATTAGATTATGGGAAATTATGACGAACTTAAACAAGCGGTTTCCGATGTTATAAAAACAAACGGGAACCAAGAAATTACTGGGCAAGTTCTACAAAACACGTTGCTTTCAATTATTAACATAGTTGGAGCTAATGCAACATTTGTAGGAATTGCAACACCTACAACAATACCGGGAACGCCAGACCAAAATATTTTTTATTTAGCTACAATTGAGGGGAGATATATTAATTTTGACAATATTATATTACCAAATGGCATATCTGTAATATATATTAATAATAATCAATGGGCATATAAGATTATATTGCAATATAATGTTAAATTTATTGATTCAGAGGACTATAATAGGTTTAATCCGTATCAAGTCAATATAGGATTTAGATTGCCGGCTATAACATCAGATGAGCCGTTTGATGGAAGATTGATTAAAGATGCAGATTATTCAACAAGCGGTTATATTAATGTCGAAGATATGCCTATAAATATGGGACAATTATACGTTTATTATGCTGGATTATTAGGATTGCCACCATCAGTAAATAGTTATATATGGTATCAGTATGATGAAAACTATATTGCAATAAATACAGAAGAACAAAACATATTGCAATTTGATGATATAGACCCAAGACCGCATTTTATAGGACGTCCAAGAAGAACTGCAAATGTAAAGTATATTAGAGTTATGGTAAAAACGCCTTATAGTGGCGATATAGACTATAAACAAATAAAGATTGCTAAAACGTATTATAATAATGGAATACCTGAAAATTCATTCGTAAATATAAATGGTAATAGCATTAATGAAATTATGGGGCAGTCATTATTAGCAACATTTGTCGAATTAGGTAAATCCCCCAATAATGCGGTGTCCCATCAACAATTAAAGGCAGATAGTAACATTATAAGGTTTAATGATAGTATATTAAAAGAATCAGTTGATTTTTCCGGAGATGAAAGAGCTGGGGGGTATCAAGGGACATTGAACTTTGGTTTTTACATAACAGAACAAAACATCAAGTTCAATCGTATATGGTTTAATTTTAAAATGTCAAAGGTAGATAATACACAATTATATGAATTTAGAGTATATTTGTGTAAAGGTGTGCCAAAAACAAATGCTGATTTTTATGCGGCAAATACCCTATTATACACGATTAGCATAGATAAAAATAAAATCCCCTATGAAAATGGAGGTAATATAAAGGGAAATTTAATGTATATAGATTTACCTGATTCTGTTATTTTGCGGAACGGTCAAACATTGGCAATATTAAATACTAAAGGTTTATTGGTTGCGTATAGATATACAAGCAATGTTGGTAATAAATTAAACAAAGTAATGTATCATCACCCCAACAATCCTGATTCATATTGGGAAATTGCTGATGATAATTTGTCTTGGTATTCTACTGAATACCAATTGGAGTACATAAACCAATATACCTTTGGTAATTTAAAGCAGTTTTTTAACTTTATCCCGTCTTTAAAATATCTTATATTAGGCGATAGTATTACAGCAGAAAATTATTCATGGACTAATTTATTTGCAAGATTAGTTAATGCTGAAAAGCTAACAAACCTTGCAGTTGCTGGAGCACATTGGAACGACTATTATAGAGATGGAATTGATGTGACAGAAATTGATTTATCAGGCAATTTTGATGATGGTAGTGGAGATACGAAAAATAACGTTATATTTAATCAAGTCTTAAGATTCGCTCAAAAAATAACTCCAAAAGGTGAAATAATATCATTTACGCACCCAAAAACAGGCGAGACATTTACAATTCCAAGCGATAAGGGATTAGGAACCGAAGAAATAGAAATTCCAAATATAATTATAATAGCATGTGGAATTAACGATGCGACGCAAGTTGGAGAATCGGGTGTTGGAGATTTCAATTCCATAATCTCACAAACTTGGAATGAACAAAAAAGACAATATTTATTTTCATCAATAAGATGGGCGGTTGAAAGTCTTAAAATATTAGCACCCGATGCGCGAATATTTCTTGCGACGCCGTTATATTCAACATATTATACGGCTGAAATAGTTGATACAATAAGAGATGCAATCATTAAGATGGGGAAATATGCAGGGTGTTCAAATCCTATAAATTTATCAGATGCGGGAATATCATTATTATTTGAAAACCATCAATCGAATGGTAAATATCTTGAAGATGGATTGCATCCAAATAATAGAGGGCGTTTGCTCTTAGCAAGATATTACGCACAGAATATAATGAAAGGATACATATATGATAGTGAAGTTTTAAATATGCCAATATAATATGGAAAAATTTAATTTTGAAAACATGCGAATAATATTGGTTACTTCATTTTCGCCAATATTAGGTTATTTTACACCCACAAAAGGATTTGTGTTTTCCTTAGTAATGATGTTTTCATTCAACATTTGGGCAGGAATGAGAGCTGACGGCGTTTCGATAGTTAGATGCAAAAACTTTTCGTTCCGAAAGTTTAAAAACGCATTGTGCGAATTGATTTTGTATCTGTTTATTGTGGAGACGATTTTTATCATTATGAAAAATTGCGGCGACGAAAAAGCATCAATTATCATTGTTAAATCGCTTACTTATGTTTTTATGTATGTGTATTTGCAAAACGCCTTCCGAAACCTTATTAAAGCATATCCCACAAAGGTTGCGTTGCGTATTATTTACCACGTTATCCGGTTGGAATTTACACGGGTATTGCCGGGATATTGGCAACCGATAATTGAGAGATACCAACGGGAACACGATAGCGATATTATTAACGATAAAGAAAAGGAGGGCGAACAATGAACCAAACAGAGATTTTAAAGTATTTGGAGGAACAAAAAACAACCCGGACGATTACGGATTTGATTGTACATTGTACCGCAACCAAGCCCGGCGCAAAAGTCAACGTTGATGTTATCGACGGTTGGCACAAAGAACGGGGATTTAAGAAGCAACCCCAAAGCGGGCGAATTTGCGGTTATCACTTTGTTGTATTGCCGGATGGGACGATTGAAACCGGGCGTTATCTTTCCGAGATTGGGGCGCACGTTTCCGGGCAAAATTCCCGTTCTATTGGCATTTGTTACGTTGGGGGATTGGATGCCAACGGCAAAACCGCCGACACACGCACGCCGGAACAAAAGGAGGCGTTATTATGGTTGCTTATGCGGTTAGTCGTTATGTTCCCGGACGCAACGATTAAGGGACACCGGGATTATTCCCCGGATTTGAACGGCGACGGCATTATTGAACCGTGGGAGTTCATAAAAGAATGCCCGTGTTTTGATGCACAAAAAGAGTATATTAACCTATAAATGTTTGTATTATGACATACGAAGAAATGAGAAAGTATATTGCGGACATGGTTAAAAGTCAAGGTTCGCAGGGTGCAATAGAGATTGCGCCGTTGCTTTATGCGATGGCGGACAAAATGTTTGCAGACCCGGAAACGGGCGTTGTGCCTATTGTAGTATCAATTGCCGAGGTTGGAAATAAAGAGGGAACCGCAACCCGTTACGATGTTACGACCGACCAACAAACGATTAACGAGTATATCGACAACGTAACCGAGGAAAAGGCAAAAGCCCGGTTATTTATCCAAGACGGCGACGCCCTAATTGGGTTTACTTATTTGGAAATAAACGGCACAACGATAACGGGGCAATCAATCGCCCCGGATGGGTCGTACAAACTTTATCTTTCAAAGGAAACCGGAACGTCGTATTTTGAACACGACGACGAAGTAAAAAGCATTGCAAGCGTTACCGAGGCGGAAATTACGGGATATAATGAAATGTTCGGCGCAACATACGACCCCGTAAACAATCAATTTACGGTTCAAATTGGCACGGTTAGCGCACAATTAACGCCGGGGCAAATGATGTTGACGACCGAGGAATACAACAAAGTAAGCAACGACGCCGATTATACGGCAATGTGGGCGTATGCGATTGCGGAATATATTTGTTGCCCGCCGTGGTTTGAGGGATTCGCCGGGTTTAAATTGCATAGCGCATTTTATAAGGCAGAAAAGACAATCTTTATAGACCTTAACGCCGTTGAATTATCCGTTATTACTTTGGCAAGTGCGTTTTATGGTTGTTCCCGGTTGGAACAAATAACGGGGATATTAAAAATTGCCTCAAATGTTCCCTTAACGGATGCGTTCAAAGGATGCGCCGTTTTGCATACGGTCAAATTGTCCGGGCTTTCCTCAAACATTGATTTGTCGGATTGTGCGCAATTGAGCGTCGAAACGATAGAACATTTGATTGAAAACAGCATCCAACCCGGAAGCGGCACAATTACAATAACCGTGCATCCCGATGTAAACAACAACATAAATAATAATAGTAGTTGGGGCAACGTCCGGGCGTTGTTGCAGGAAAAGACGTACATAACCATTCAATCCGCAACGGCATGAAAAAATATCTAATATTGGCGGCAATCATTATGGCGGTTGCCGCCGCCTTTTGGGTACAACAAAGCCGTATTAAGCGATTGACTGACGAACGGGATAAATACCGGAGTAATACCGAAACGTTGTTGCAGGACGTCCGAACCTATCAAACAAAGGATAGTTTGAACGCCGCAAAGGTTGGGAATTTGGAGTTAAAATTATCCGAATATAAAAAGTACCGGGCGGACGATGCGGCGTTAATCAAATCGTTGCAGACAAAGAACCGGGATTTGCAAAGGGTTACGACGGCACAAATGGAAACGATTAACGAATTACGGGCGAACGTCCGGGATAGTATTGTATATTTGCCCGGCGATACGACGACCGTATTACGTTGTGTTGACATTGTGGAACCGTGGTTTGAGTTGCACGGATGCACAACGCCCGCCGGGGTATTTACCGGGACGCATATAAACCGGGATAGTCTGTTAATAGCGGAAACGGTGCAATATAAACGCTTTTGGGGGTTCCTTTGGAAAACAAAGAAGATAAAGAACCGGGAAATTGATGTTGTAAGCAAGAACCCATCTACCCGAATATTGGGGGTTGAGTTCGTAACCATAGAAAAGTAATAAACCGGGGGTTGTAACAAGACGTTGCAACCCCTTTTTCTATTGACGCATTTTTAGCCCGTTTCCGGGCATTTTATTTCAAAGTGGATAATTTACCCGTCCCGATTGCAAAAGTCGCTTAAATCGAAAATTCCAAGAAAATAACTCTTTTGGAACCAAAAACGGAATTTTTTATAGGAAAACACGAAAATAAAAGATAAAACCTTTGGTAATTAAAATAAAGGTTGTATATTTGCATCATCAAACAAGAACGACCGGGCGTTTTCCCGGAAAATAGAGAGCGAAACAATATGAATACTCAAAGCATTTATAACGGATTAGATTACACAACAAAAGAGATTAACCGCAATTTCAAAATCAAGGTAAACGGAATTGTAAACGGCAAAAAGGTTAATGTATTGGTTGGCGTGTCCGGTTTAATAAAGATTGTCGGCGACATTAAGTTAGTCAATCGCTTGTTAAAACGTGCTTTCAATTGTTACGGCGACAAAGAGGTTCGCAAATTGCGCCGAGGCGTTAAAATCACTTTCTATTATCAGTAAACAACGGCGGGGCGTTTTCCCCGGAACAATATAAATTTTCAATCATGGCAAAGTACATTTTAGTTAAGAAAGTAAAGGGAAAGAAATACGAGTACCAAGTTATTGACGCCGATAGTAAGGCGATTGTATCAAAAAGAACGTCCGCCCGTGAATATGTGGCGTGTACCGCCGACGGGTCGTTTTATTTCGGTCGTTTGGATTTAATCGGCAAAGGCGACCACGGCAAACAGTTGAGCCATGCGACGGAAATATTGGCAAACCCGGAAAAGGCGTATAAAAAACAAATCGCATACTTTACGCCGGATTATCGGAGTATATGGATAGCCGAAAACCCCGCCGAACAATGGATTGCCCGAAACGTTGAATATGCGACAAAGGAAAAAGAGAGATTAAACGCAATTGCGTATTTGCAGTAATAACAAGCCGGGGGATTGCGCCCCCGGCATAACCATTTAGAGCGATGAACAAAACGAAACGTTACCGATTAAGTCAAGATGTGTATAAGATAATCCAAAATGCAAACGGCGGGTTATTTTTGCTTTATACCCGGCACAATCCCGGCGATGTGTTGAACCTATTGTTAGACGGCAACGATATTGGGTTGATGTGCCGAGTTGAGAGCCGACACGACCAATATTATAAGTATTGCAAAGTAATTACGGAGGGCGTACAATGAGCCGTAACAGAGAGCGACAACAAGAATTGCAGCCAAAGCGGGTCGATTACGCCCGTACCCGGTTGGAGGCGTTGGGCTATCCGGTTACGGAGGTCAACGCCACGACCTTACAATTTACTTTCCGGGGTTCCCCGGTTACATTATACCCGTATTCCGGTTGGTTTACCGGGCGCACCGTTACCGATGGACGGGGAATTAAGAACCTATTAAAACAAATACCCATGCGATTTGCATTAAGAAAACAAGAAAAGATAAAAGCGTATTTTGAGCCAAACGGGGACGAAATGTTGAACCGAATAAAAGAGAGTTTAACCCGGTATTTTTCCGCCGACCGTTCGGATTTCCCGGAGGGATTGCGGGATATTGAAAGCGATTATAACCAATTGCCGGGGGAACCATACCCAACCATTGCGATAAACGACACCGGGAACCCGGAACGTATGATTGAGTTTTATGTTACCGGGAAACAATACGACGTTTACCACGTCGCATTTAAAGGATTTACAAAGGGTTGATATATGGCAATGATAAAAAGAAATTGCGATAATTGCGGCAAAGAATATAACGCCGATACCCGGAATTTACGCCGGGGTTGGGGACGTTGTTGTTGTGAGAGTTGCGCCGCCAAATTGAGGGAAAAGAATAAACCCGGATATAACCCGGAACGGGTCGCCGTAAATAATGCACGTCGGGAATGTTGGACGGATTGCCCGGAACCGGAACGTTACCCGTTAAGTTATGACGGGGCGGATTTCGACCAATGGGGGGATTGTGAATTTGGAATACATGATTAAAAGAGAAACCCCCGACGCAATGAAGTAACGCCGGGGGTTGATACGCAGTAACCGAGAGCGATGTTGTAAGGTTATGCGGTGCAACAAAATTAGTGCTTTTTATCTGTATTACAAGCGTCCAACGTGAACAAATAAAATATTCAAAGGTTTTATTTTTGGTAATACAAATATTATTTATACTTTTGCAGAAACAAAAACCCACCGGGGGAGTACCCGGCAAAGATATGAGAATAAAAGATAGCGATTTATTAAAAAAATTGGCGACCGATAGCGGGAAAACAGCCAAACAAGTTTCCGAAATTGTCGTTTCGGAATTACTCAAAAACAAAGTTATTGAGGACGACCCGGACAATTGGGGCGTTTCCGTTTTCGATGCAATAAACGAGGACGTAACCGAGGAACAAATCGCCAATTGTTATGCGGCGATTTCCGAGGCGTTGGGCGTGTATCTGAAACGGGTATATTTCATTGTCCCGGACTTGGATTTAATGGGTAATGAAGATTGCCCGGAGTGCGGCGGCGAAATGGAAGTTACCGACGGGGAATATAAACAGACCGGAGGCGACGGATATTTGACCCCGCCGGAATATACCGCAATTTGGGAGGAAATGACGTGTACGCATTGCGGACACAAAGAAAGTAACGAACCGAGTTATTAACAATAAAAGACTAAAGAAATGGCAGAAATGACGAAATTAAGAGTAAACGAGGCAATCGCACGGGCGCAAACCGCCGGGATTAAGGTTTATAAAAAAGAGGTTGCCGCCCGTTTATGGGAGGGACGCACCGAAAGCGCACAACAAGTTAATATGACTAATTTGTGTAACGGTACGACCAAACAGATACGCCCGGAATGGGTTGTTATCATTTGCGAAATGTGTAATTGCACCCCTAATTATTTGTTTGGATATGAAGAATAACGGGTTACAATGGTTTGAACGAATGGCGGACGTTATGTTTTCCGATAGGTTCCAAGCGAAAGCGATTATTGCGACGTTTGGAACGTTGGGCGTTGTTTGTCTGATTGGCGCATTGTGGAACCCGTGGCAATTGATGTTTGCGGGTATGTGTGCCGTAATGGTATTATGTGGATTTTCAGAATTAAAAAAGAGTAGAAAATGAGAGCGAACAAAAAGAAACCGGAAAACCCGGTACAAAAGACGGTCGAAAATTTGGGAGCCGTTCCCGCCGACCAATTCCCGGAAATTACCGAGGAACAACAACAAATAATCCCCCCGTTTGAAGCGGTCGAGGTTGAGCAACCAACCGGAATATTTGAGATATTGCCGGGCATGACGGTTGAGGAAATGACGGCAATGTTTTTTGATGAAAAAACGTTGATTGAACCCCCGTATAAGGTTTGGCAATTGAATAGTAAGGGACACCGCTATTATTACCGATATGACGACAACGGGAACCCGGAGTTTTTCCCGTCGGTTACAACGATATTGTCCCAAACGTTACCCAAAGCCCCGCACTTAATACAATGGATTGCCAACAAAGGCATTGAGGAAGCGGAACGATACAAAGGCGAACGGGCGGCGTATGGTACGTTTATGCACGCCGCATTTGAGGAATTATTAATTAACCGGGCTTATGATTTGGACGGGTTAAAAGGCAAACTAAAAGAATATATTGAGGTTTACCGATTGCCGGACGATTTTATATATTATGCCGACGATTTGAAAAAGGACGTATTGGCGTTTGCTCAATTCGTATTAGATTACGACGTGCGCCCGTTGGCGGTTGAAATTGCTTTAGTGCATCCATATTACAAGTATGCCGGAATGATTGATTGCCCGTGTACCATGTTGGCAAAGATAGGCAGCGACGAACGTATTAACGCAATCGTCGATTTTAAGAGCGGACGCAAAGGATTTTACGAGGAAAGCGAAATACAATTAGGGATGTACCGGGATATGTGGAACGTCAATTTTGAACAATTCCCCGTTACCCGTATTTTCAATTTCAGCCCGAAAGATTGGCGCAAACGTCCGTCGTACAATTTGAAAGAACAAACGGATAGCCCCAATATACGGAAAATCCCGTATCTGTTAGAAATTGCAGCCATTGAGGACGAGAAGAAAGATAATACGTTTACGTCGGTTAATGGTATGGTTTTATTGGATAATGCACCCGATTTGACGCAAAACGTAATATCCTTATCGTTGGCGGAATTGATTAAAACGAAAGCCCCAAAGGAGGCGACGCCGGACGAAAACACGGACGCCGCCGAGAAAGTCAAGGCGGATGCACCGGAACCGGAAAAGGAGCCAAAAAAAACAACCATTGTTAAACGTGCGCCCAAAAAGGCAAAGGAGCCGGAAAAGAAAGCCGCCACGGGCAAAACGACCGCAAAGCGGGGTAATACCACGGAAAAGAAAGTAAAGCCCGCAAATGAGCCTAAAAAGCCCAAAAATGAGAGTAGGAAAAAGATGTTGAACGACGACCCCGAAATTTGATTGAGATATGAAAGGAAGAATAAAACGACCGGAGGCGCAACAATCCCGTTTGATTTTGCCCCGTGTCGGTCAAATAAAAATCGGTATGAAAAACGCAAACGGTTATCCGCAAAGTGTTGATTACTTCATACCAACGGGAAAGTATGCCGGATTATTTACGCAAGCATACGGCGAAAAGCCGCAAACAATACAAATTGTTTTCCCGGACGACGACCCGGCAAAAGTATGTAACGAGCGTTACGAATACCGGGACGACGACGGGCGATTGATTGCGGCGGGCGATGGCGATACGTTCCAAGTATGGGACGGAAAGAAATACGAAACGTTGACAACCGAGAAATACCCAAACTTAATGCAGTCAATAACGAAGCGTTACCCGAATAAAAAGAGCCGCCAACCCGATTGCGACGGTTGGGAGGTAACATTAACGCTAAACTTTATTGTTCCTTTGGTTCGTGGGGTTGCCGGGGTTTGGCAATTCGCAACAAAGGGTACGGCGTCCACAATTCCGCAAATTCGGGAAACGTTCGACGGTATGTTAGCGGAACGGGGATTTTGCAAAGGCATTATCTTTGATTTGAATGTACAATTTGCCACGACGCAAAAACCGGGCGACCGTTCCCGTTTTCCCGTCGTGTCGTTGGTTCCCAATGAGAGTGCCGACAATGTTTTGAAAGTTCGTAAAGCATGGGAACCCGTTAAAGAATTGGAGGGCGGACACGATGGCAACAATTAAACAAATTGAAATACCCGTTGAAACGGTTATCCGGGTTAATAATATTCCGGTTAAATGTATGATTGCCGAATTTTGGCATGATTGCAAAGATTGTTTTTTCAATCAATACCCCGGAAGTTGTAAACGTATTGTTTGCAAGGCTGATAAAAGAACCGATAATATTAATGTTTATTTTACAGAGGTATGACAATACGGGATAGCAATTTTATAACCATATTAGCCCCAATGATTACGAAACTTAAATTGAAAGGTAACGAATTGTTGGTTTTCGCTTTGATACATGGTTTTAGTCAAGACGGCGAAAGCCGTTTTAAGGGTTCATTACGGTATCTTATCGAATGGACGGGATTAGATAAAAGTACGGTTATTAAGTTACTCAAACAATTAGTTGATAAACAATATATTAATAAATTTGAGTACGAAAAAAACAAGGTGCGTTATTGTGAATATACGTCTAATTATTGGGTTGCTTTGGAGTGGTTGGAAAATCCAACTACCCCCCGGTTGGAAAATCCAACTACCCCCCGGTTGGAAAATCCAACCACGGTGGTTGGAAAATCCGACACAATAAAGATAGATGATATTAATACCTCTTTTGATAATGATAATACCGGGGTAAAGAACCCCGGATTATTCCCGGATGAAGAAACAAAGATTGAGGAACCAAAGGAGAAAAAAACGTTGTTCCGCAATTCTGATGTTTACAAAATGGTTAAATTTGAAAACGGCGTCGGTGTGGATTATTCCGAGTTTGAAAGTAAGTTTGCGACCCCGGAATTTGAAAAGGTCGATTTGGTTTATTACTTTCACACAGTTAGCGATTGGAGCGACCAAAAAAATATGAAGCGCACTAAAAACGGTTGGTTGGCGACCGTCCGCAATTTCATACGGGGGGACGTCGAAAAGAAAAAATTGCATTTGAAACCCGAATACAAAGCCCCAACGCAAAGATTAAATGTTGCCGGGGCTATTGAGTATTTGAAAGATGATTATTAACATGGAAACATTACCCGAAAAGACAAACAGATTGCCACAAACGTTGCCCGAAAAACGACAATCCGCCGCCGTTTTGCTTTATAGCGGAACGGCAAAAGCAATTGACGTTCGCCGGGCGATGGTTGAGTTACCGGAGGTTGCCAAAGCATTAACCCCGGTTGAAAAGTATATTTTCGTGGCGTCCACAAAAAAACAGATTGCCGAGATTGACGACGAAACGTTGATTGCCAAAACCGGGCAAATGTTCCGGTTTATCGCAATGGACGTGGGGTTTATCATTCCCACGGAAAACCGGGACGATTGGACGTATATTTGTACCCGGTTGTTGGATTTGCTCAAACGCTATTATTCGCAATTAACATTATCCGAGGTTAAATTAGCGTTTGAATTGCTGATTACCGGGGAATTAGACGACTATTTGCCAAAGGATAGAGACGGCAACGCCGAACGGAAACATTACCAACAATTCAACGCCGATTATTTCGCAAAGGTATTGAACGCATATTGCCGGAAACAAAACCAAGTTATCGGCAAAGCATATACAGCGTTGCCGGAACCGAAAAAGGAGTTAAGCCCGGAGCAAATCCGGTATTATCGCAATCAATCGGTTATGACTTGTTTAATGTGTTTTATGCGCTATAAATATACCGGGCGTTTAGTGTTTGGATTAACCGACGAAATGTTTGTTTATAATTGGTTGTTGGGCGTTGGGTTAGCGGATGAAGTGAAAGAAACCGAGGACGACCGGAAAGAAGCGTATAACCGATTTTTGGCACGTGCCGCCCGTGGGTTAGTTAATGAATTTACGGTTTACCATGTTCGGAAACAAGGAACCAAAAGCCCGGAAATTGATTATACAGCCTTTGAGGTTGCCCGGCGCAAAGAGATTAAACAAACATTCGACCAAATGATTAAGGACGAAATTTATATCTATCATTATTTAAGGTTTGAAAAATGAAAAAAAGAGTTTCAGCAACAAAGTTGTACCGACTTTGGGAAAGCATAAAAGCCCGTTGTTATAATATTAAAAGAAAGGATTATAACAATTATGGAGGTCGTGGAATAACTATTTGTAAAGAATGGTTTTGTTTTGATGCTTTCAAAAATTGGGCTTTAGAAAATGGATATAACCCCGGTTTAGAAATCGACCGGATAGATAACGACGGGATATATAGCCCGGAAAATTGCCGTTTTGTTACTCATTCGGAAAATAATAGAAATAGGCGAATACGCCGAGATAATACAACCGGATATAAGGGAGTAACACGGCATAAACAAACCGGGAAATATAATTATGAAATTCAAATCGACGGAATACGATACAGAAAGAGCGGTTTTATAACTGCAAAGCAAGCGTATGACGAACGATTGATTAAGATTGAACAAATAAAAAAGATGTTATGAAAATAGATTGCATTATAGGTTTAGACCCCGGAAGCAACGGGGGTATCGTGGTTTGGCGACCCAACCACAACGCAACGGCAATTAAGATGCCTAAAGACATTAACGATATTCGGGATTTATTCAATTACTACAAAGAGATTTGCACACCGATTATCTTTTTGGAAAAATTGAGCGTTCGCCCGGACGACGTAACGGTTGGGGATGCCGGGGCAAACATGGGTAAGTTGTACCGTATTCAAAAGATGTTGCAAAACTTTGAGCATTTGAAAGCTATTATAACCGTCGCCGAAATACCATTTGTTTTGGTTAATGCTATGAAGTGGCAAAACGACCTTAAATTGCGTATCAAAGTAAAAGGGAAAAAGGAGGAAAAGGCAGACCGCAAACGACGGTTCCGGGATATTGCCGGGAAATTATACCCGGAAATTACCCCGGCGTTGTGGAATGCGGACGCAACGTTAATAATGCACTTTGGACGGTTCATTTTACAAAACAATCCCCGTTGGGTTTTGGAAAATTTGCCCCAACAAATGCACAACCGTTTATTTTAAGCCCGTAGGGACGTTTAATTATTCAAATGGTTGCTTATATGGCAGACGAAACAAAAGCCCCGCAAATCGAAAATCCCGAAAAAATAACGGCAAAAGATTTGGCGGAAATGGTAAAACAGATGCGGCACAACCAACGACGTTGCCAACGGAACCCAACCCCGGAAAAATTGGCAACGTTGGAAAGTTGGGAACGCAAAGTTGATGCGGTCGTTGCTGTATTGACCGATACACAAATGAAATTGTTTTGATAATGGACGAAATGGATTATATCTATTTAGGCGACCGATTGACCCGCCCGGAATTGCGACGTATGCCGTGCCGGGCGGTTCGTCGTTCCGATGGTAAATGTATAAGAGGACGCAACGGTAATATGTTAGTTGAGTTTGACGGCGTGGGTAAATGTGTTATTATAGGGCGTTTATTGCGGAAAATAAAAAAATAACCGAAAATAAAAGATAAAAGTTTTGGTATATCCAATATTTTACATACATTTGCGGCATGGAAAAAGGTAAATACTTAATCGAATATGATTGTTATGTTGCTAAAAATGGCAATATAATGCAGAATGATAAGGAAATAAAGCCTTATTTGAACGGCGGTTATATGACTGTAAAGTTAAAAGTTAATGGTTTGAAAATTATGCGGGTTCATAGATTGGTTGCAATGGCTTTCATTCCGAACCCAGAAAACAAACCATGCGTTGACCATATCGACGGAAATAAATTGAATAATTATGTTGATAATTTACGTTGGTGTACTATTGGCGAAAATCTAAAATTTGAGAATGTTAAACGTGTATCAAAATTATATCCAGTTAAACGGATAGATAAATTAGGTAATATAGTTTGTTTTGATAGTGTTTTAGATGCGTGTGTTTTTCCGTGGCAAAAATATGTGATATTACAAGTATGTAACGGCAAAAGAAAAACATACAACGGTTATAAATGGGAACATAACGACCCGGCGATTCCCGGGGAATAAATAAATTTAAGAGCGATGTATATTAAGAAATTGGAATTGTTGAATTTTCAAGTTATCAAAGAGTTCAACGCAGATTTTGAGGGTAATGTATATTTCATTACCGGGGACAATGAGTTAGGCAAATCAACCCTTTTAAAAGCAATCGGCGCAATGTTGACCGGGAACCGGGACGCCGTGTTGAAAAATGGAGAGGACAAAGGGTTTGCAAAAATGGTAGTAGGTAACGACGGCGAAAATTACGAGGTCGAATTAAAGTTTACCAAAGCCAACCCACGGGGGACGTTATCCATTAAATCCCAAACAACCGGGATGCGTTCGGATAACGTTTCAATGCTGCAAAAGATTTTCGGCTACCAAGACTTTGACGCCGTGGAGTTTTCCCGTTGGAGCGAAACCGCCGAGGGACGCCGCAAACAAATTGAGGTTGTAAAGGCTTTGTTGCCGGAAAAGGTGCGCACCCGTATTGCTGAAATAGACGCCGAGGTTACGACCGTTAAGGACAAACGAAAGGACGCCAACGCCGAGGTCAAGACGTACACAACCATTTGCGCCAACGCTGAAAAGCAATTGAAACCCGGCGACGTCAAAACGTATGCCGAGAAAAAGGATATTACGGCGTTGATGGAAGAGCAAAACGAAAATGCCCGGTTGATTGAGAAAGCGAAAACGGTACGCCAAGCCCGGCAACAAAGGATTGAACAATTGGAGGCAATCCCCGGACGAATTAAAGAGGCGGAAGAAACCCGAAAAAGTAATATTAAGGCAATCGACGACAAATTAGCCGCCGAGGAAAAAGAAGTTGCCCGGATAATTGCCGAGGCAAACGCCCGGTTGGAAAAAGCCAAAGAAGATGCGAAAGCCAACAAAAAAGCCATTGAAAACGATTATAAGGAAACGTTGCAAGTTATTGTAAACGACAAATCCGAGTTTGTGAAACGCAAAGCGAATGCCGACAAATGGTTAGAGGAATACGAAGCCAACAACCCGGAACAATTAGACACGGCGGAACAACTGAAAAAAGCCGAGGAACACAACCGTATCAATGCGTTGGTTGTGGATTACATGGCAAAGAAGAAACAAAAGGAAGCCGCCGAGAAAACCGCCCGCACGTTTGAGGACAAATTAGGCGCATTGGCAAAGGAACGGGAAACGCTTATTGCGACGTCCGAATTACCTATTGCCGGGCTTTCATTTACGGACGACGGGTTAGAATTAAACGGCGTGCCATTCGTAGCCGGGAAAGTTTCAGATAGTCAAATTATGGAGGTTGCCGCCAAATTGATTATTGCAAGCAATCCGACGGTTAAGGTGTTCCGCATTGCAAGGGGCGAAAGTTTGGGCGAAAAGCGTTTACAGGCAATTATAGACATTGCAAAGGCAAACGGTTTTCAAGGCTTTATTGAGGAAGTGAAGCGGGGACAAACTGATTTAGTGGTTGAGGAATACACGGAAAACGAATAATAACCGGGGGCGGGCTTTCCGTCCCCTTAAAATCTAAAACAATGGCATATACATTGAATGATAATTTGAAACGTTGGGCGGAACAATACGAAACCGCCGAGTTTATCCAATCCGACCCGGTGCAAATCCCGCACCGTTACGATAGTCGGGTAAATATTGAGATTAGCGCATTTGTTACGGCGTGGATTGCGTGGGATTCCCGCAAACAGATAATCCAAAAGGCGGATTTTATCGACCGGGAAATTTTCAAGGGTGCGCCGTATCATTACATTGTTGGAACCGATACGCAGGAAGCCGCCCCGGAATGGAAGCAATACAAAGGCAGTAAAGAGAATTTTTATAGAACGTTTACATACGCCGATTTTCACGACCTTTGCGCCCGCTTGTTTGACGTATATAGTAAATTTGAGAGTATGGAAAAGGCATTGCAAGCGCAACCGGGCGGGCGTCCATTGGAGCAATTACAACGTCTTTTCGGCGATGTGAAGGGCGTGCCGGATATGGAAACGAAAAGCGGTTGCAAACGCTTATGTATGTTTTTGCGTTGGATGTGTCGGCACGGTTCCCCGGTTGATTTTGGTTTGTGGACGATTTGCAACCCCCGTAATTTGATTATTCCATTAGATACCCACGTACATAAACAGGCATTGCGGTTGGGGCTTGTAAAACGCCGGACGCCGGATTTGCAAACAGCCATTGAGATAACCGACCGTTTCGCCGAGATATTCCCGGACGACCCGACAAAGGGCGATTTTGCGTTATTTGGTTATGGAGTGAACAACGGTAAGGTTGCACCCGTTACGGCGGAACCGGAGCCGGAAAAAGAGCAACCAACCGCCGTGGCTGATTTGTCGATTGCGGACGTTTTGAAAATGCGATTATTTTACGATAATGCCGCCGCCGAAATTCGGGATATATGGGAAAAGCGAGAAAAAGCCCGTAAAGAGTTGAAGCCGGGCGAACGTTTGCAAGCGCACCCAATCGACAAATTGCACGCCGCCGGATTGTTGGAGCCGGGCGAATTTGTAGTTACGTTCGCAAAGATTATGGATAAACGGGAAACCCGATTGTCAAGCATGGAACGGGGCGTTATTCATACTTTAGGAATGATGGCATTTAGTAACACAATGCAAAAATTAATAGCCGATGAAAAAGCGAGAAATAACAGCGACGGGAACAATAAACAATAACGGTGGGTTGGCAATGTACATGGGGGAATTAAACGAGTTTTTCAAGGGTTGGAAAGGTTCCCGGATAATTGCCCGGTTTATTGTTGCGTCCCCCGGTTCGTCCGAGGCTTTGAAAGGGTATTATTTCAATTACGTTGTACCAACATTCAGAACCGGAATTTGGGAGGCGGGCGAGCGTCTGACAGAGGAACAGACGGAACGCCGTTTGCGTGAGTTGTCCCCGGTTATGTATGAGCAAACCCCGGATATTAATACCGGGAAATATGAAACTCGGTTGCGGACAATTGCAGAGTTGAGCAATGCTGAATTAATAGAACATATCGAATTTTTAAAACAGCTTGCAAGTGAAGAATATTGTTTGTATATTGCAGACCCAAATGAAATTTGATTATGGAAAATGAAATATGGAAAGAAATACCCGGATATGAAGGGTTGTATGAGGTTAGTAATTACGGGCAAATTAGGTCTATTAAAAGATTAGAAAAATGCGGTAATAAAATAAGAATACGAAAAGAACGTATTTTGAAACAATCATTAAGGCGTGGTTATTTGTTTGTATCATTATGTAAAAATGGGGAAAAAGAAAATGTTGTAATACATAGAATTGTAGCATTATTATTTATTCCTAACCCAAATAATATGCCGGAAGTAGACCATATTGATGGTAATAAAATTAATAATAAAGTCAGTAATTTACGATGGGTAACAGCAAAACAAAATAGCAATAATTTAAAAGCCCCCAATACGTATATTGGTAAAAAACTAAATAAAGGAGGCAAGGCAGTTTTGCAATTTGATTTATCGGGTAACTTTATAAAAGAATGGGTTACAGCAATGGAAGTTGAAAGAAGTTTAGGTTTTAGACGTAGTTCTATAAGTAATTGTTGTAATGGCGTTTTGAAAACAGCATTTGGTTTTAAATGGAAATATAAATGATATGTTTTGCAAGTGTAACGGAAAACGTAAGAATTACCCGTTGGCGGGTTGGCGGATTATTCGCCACGAATACACGCCAAAGCATTACAGCCGGATAAAGTGTTTGCGTTGCGGGTGCGTTTGGATTACACGGGCAAAATATGTTGAGCAAACGCCCAACGACGACGGGCAAAAACGATTATTTAACGAATAAAAAAAGTAACGAGAGCATGAAATTTGAATTAAAAGATATTTGTTTTTTCGATTGCGAAACAACAGGAGTACCCGCAAAGGGTTTGAAATGGGATGCGGATTTTAACCAATTCCCGCACGTTGTACAATTGGCGTGGGCGTTCGGCGACAAAGAACGCAGTTTTATAATTAAGCCGGACAATTACGAGATACCGCCGGAAACAACCGCAATACACGGGATAACGACCGAACGGGCAATTGCCGATGGCGTACCGTTTGCCGAGGTTATCGACGAATTTTTGGCGGATGCCGCCGCCGCCCCGCTTGTATGTGCGCACAACATTTATTTCGATACGTCGATGTTGAAAGCGAACATTTTGCGTTATTGCGGCAAAGAGTATTACGACGCCAAAGCCGAGGACGCATTGCACAAGGGAAAGCGCATTGATACAATGATGAAAACTATTAAATTTGTCGGCGCATTGTATCAGAATGGCAAACCGGGAAAATTCCCCAAATTGGAGGAATTATTTGCGAAGTTGTTCCCCGGCGAAACATTCCCGGCGCACGACGCATTACAGGACGTTAAGGCATTACGCCGATGCGTCCCGGAATTGGTCGAATTGGGGATTATCGAGTTGAAGCGAAAGGAATACCCGGCGGAACAACTCAAAGCGAAATTTGAGCCGGAAAAGCCCAAAGGCGGGCGCAATATTGAGTTCCACGACCCCAACCCGGTAACGGAACCAATCGGAACCGGGGAACCCGCCCCGGAACCAATCCCGGAACCGGAACGCCCGGCGGTTCCGTCGAATAGTAAGACACGGGAATTGTTGGACGAAAACGAATTTTGATTAAAACCGCGCCGGGCGGGTTCCCGGCAACAAATAATATTACAATATGAGCGAAGAAAAAAAAGCCGCAAACGTTATGTTGATACCAAGCGAAAAGGCGTTTGCATTGTCGAAAGTCAAGACATTAAAGGACGGCGGGTTAGACGTACATTATGAAGTTACCGAAACAATCGGTAATGAGAGTTACACGAACAAATACCACGTCGAAAGTGCAAAGGACATACACCCGGATTTGCGGGATTGTTTCGACCGTTTGCGCCCAATCATGGGACGGATTTTTAATATTACGTCCTTTCTTTCAATGGTTGAAACGTCCGATTTCAAAGCAACCAAAAAGCAAAGCGAGTTATCACGGGATTTTGCCGACGAAATGTTGAAAAACATAGAGGTTCGGGGCGTGTCCTTTTCCGGTCAAGACGATAACGTAGGGGTTGTTTTAACCGGGTTGTTTACCGTGTCTAACAATCAGAAAACCGCAATCAATTCGCCCCGCCTTAAATTCAATACGGAAACGTTCGGGTTTGAGGAAGAATTAGAAGAAATTGCCGCCGACATTGAAACCGAGGTTTACGCATTTCTTTTCAAGGGTAAAAAGGCGCAATTGGAGTTGTTCGGGGCTGATGGCGAACCCGCACCGGGTTTGAGTGCCGAAAAGGTAGAGGACAACGGATTGTTCCCGAACGTTGACGACCCGGCGGACGAAAACGAGGAAAACGACGAAACCGGGGATATGTAAGGCAATGGAACCGTATTTGCTAACAGACCGGGACGAATACCAATATTGTATCAATCGGGGGTATAATCCCCTGATTGATATTCGTAACTTTAAAATGGATATTCGTTTGAGGGTTGAGATACAACGGGAATTGTTCGGGCATTGTATTACGGGACGGGGTGCAAATATCATGGCGGCAAATGAACGCTTTTTTCGTTGGGTTTGGGAGCATAAGCCGCACCGATGCGAGGAAACATTAAAGCCATTGGCGAATTATTCCGCCGTCTATTGTTCCCACATTTTGACCCGTGGAGCGTTCCCGGAGATGGCGCATGACCCTCGTAATATAAATATCCTTTCCTTTGAATGCCATAACCGTTGGGAAAATGGCGACCGGGAACGAATGAGAATATACCCGGAAAATATGCGGTTAATTGAGTTAATGAAAACCGAATATCAACAATTAAAGTTAGTTTAATGAGAACCAAAAAGAGAACCCCCGATTTTGGAGCAATTTCCCGGTCGTCAATCAAAAAAGACTTTCAGAGGGTACAAAGATACCCCGCCGAGGAAAAACGCCCGCAAATCGAAGAATTGCCAAAAATAAACGCCGAACGTCGTATTATCCATATATCGGAAACGAGCGCATACGCCAAGTTTGCCCGGTGCATTGTCGGTAAATTGGTACGACTAAAAGAAAAAGCGAACGTTGGCGGCAATTCGTGGTATTGCGAGTTTGTGCATGACGACGACCGGAAAGCCTTAAACATGGCGGCGGGTTGGTCTGATAATAAGAAATTGTATTTGTTGGATGGTGTTAAATTCAAATAGTTATGAGTGTAAACAAAGTTACTTTATTAGGGCATACCGGAAAAGCCCCGGATTTTAAGGAGTTCGACAACGGCGGTTGTGTTGCGACCTTTTCGTTGGCAACCACGAAACGAGCGTTTACGACAAAGGACGGGCGGCAAATCCCGGAGCGTACCGAGTGGCACAACATTGTATTGCAAAACGGGTTGGCAAAGGTCGCCAATCAGTACGTCAAAAAGGGCGATAAACTTTATATTGAGGGGGAATTAAGAACCCGGAGTTATGACGATGCGCAAGGCGTGAAACGATATGTTACCGAGATTGTCGCAACCGATATGGAAATGTTGACGCCAAAAGGAACCGGAGCCGGAACGCAAGCCCCGCCGCCGCCCGTGCCGGATGCACCCGCCCCCAACGGAACCGACGATTTACCGTTTTAATCTATGAGTATGGGAGCGATAAACGGACGGGTTATTTACAGCCCAAAGGGAAAAGCCGGGGAATATGCCGAGAACGCCGCCAACTTTTATGTTGGTTGTTCCAACAGATGCACGTATTGTTATTTGCGCAAAGGGCGGGGCGCAAAAGTGTTGGGCGGCAATACCCCGGAATTGAAAAAGGCATTACGGGAATATCCATACGCATTGGATATATTTACGAATGAGTTGTTGAAGCATAAGGACGAATTGCAAAAAACGGGGTTATTCTTTTCGTTTACAACCGACCCATTATTGCCGGAAACACAAAGGTTGACCCGCCAAGCAATCGGCGTTTGTCAACGCCACGGCGTTCCGGTTAAAGTGTTGAGCAAATGCGCCGAGGGTATCAATATTTTAATCGACTTTGCCGAGGCGTCCGAGGGTTGGGATAAATCCCGCATTGCCATTGGTTCCACGTTGACCGGGTGCGACGAATTAGAGCCAAAAGCAAGCCCAAACCGGATGCGTATAAACGCATTGGCACGGGCGAAACGCCACGGGTTCCGTACCTTTGCAAGCGTTGAACCAATCCCCGTGGGAATGTTTGACCGGGCGTTTTCTGTAATTGCTTTGTCGTACCCGTTTGTTGACTTGTTTAAGATAGGGTTGCAAAGCGGTTGTAGATATACCAAGCGGGAAACATTGACGTTTTACAACGACGTGTTCGACTATTGGGAGGCGTACCCGGACAAAACGCCCCGGATATATTGGAAAGATAGTTTTATAAAGGCGTCCGGGATTGAGCGGGAAACATTGCCCGGTTATTGTGTCCCGGCAAATTGGGATTTATTCAATGAAAAGAAGTGAAATAAGGGTTGAAGTTCCCGCCGATTGTCGATTAGTTGGCATAAGGACGGACGGCGATGTTGCCGTTATCATTTACGAGCCAATCCAAAGCGTCCGGCAAATTGGATTTATCAATTACCCGGAACCGAACGACGAAAGCGAAAACGAACCCGATAATAACAAATGATTATGCAGTATAATAACAAAGATTATAAACCGAAATTGCACGACCGTTGGCGTGCATTAACCGTTAAAAACCCGTATGCAACGCAGTTGGTAACGGCGGCGTATGAGGACAACGGGATTGTTTACGGCGAAAAGTGTATTGAGGTACGCAGTAAAAACACGCCGTACCGGGGCGATTTAATGGTTTGTTCGTCCGCCAATCCCGTAATTGCAGGATATGAAAGCGGGGTAACGTTGGGATTGGTTGAATTGTACGATGTTAAGCCCGTCGCCGAGTTTACCCCGGAGGATTGGGAAAATACCCGCATACCGCCCGAAAAACGTAAATCCATTACAAAGGGGTTCGGTTGGATGATGCGGAACCCCCGCCGGGTTGTTAAGTTTCCAATTAAGGGGCAATTGGGTATCTATAATCTCGTATATACAAAAGGTTGTATTGTCGAATATCCTAAAGTTATGGTATTGGATAAAGAGGCATACAATAAAATAAAAGAAACGTATTAGTTTGTTGTATTATGGTTTAATATTATCTTTGCAAAAAAAAAGATGGAAAATTGGAAGTTTATAAACGCTAATTATGAAGTTTCAGACAAAGGTAATATAAAGTCTGTAAATTATCGGGGAACGGGTAAAAGTGCGATACGAAAGCAATCTATTAGTAAAAACGGATATATGCGGGTAATACTATCAGATAATGGTAAAAACAAAACATATTTCGTTCATAGATTAGTTGCGGCGGCTTTCATTCCTAACCCTGAAAATTTGCCGGAAATAGACCATATCGACGGCAACCGAGCCAATAACGATGCGACTAATTTACGTTGGTGTACGAGAAAGCAAAATTTGAATTATCAAAAAGCAATTAATAATAAACGTGAAACCATGAAGAAAGTAAATACATGGTTTAAGAAAACCGGAAAAGATAATCACAATGCAAAACCCGTTTATCAATATGATTTAGAGGGTAATTTTATAAAGAAATGGGATTGCATACATGATGCGCAAAGATGCGGTTTTAATCATGGAAATATTATTAGTTGCTGTAAGGGACGTTTAAAACATTATAAAAAATATATTTGGAGATATGAGTAAAAAACAGGTTGGAATTATCCGCAACAATGGCGACGTACATACGGCGCAAATTGGGTTCCATATCGGACGGGTTGGCGTATCTGTTTACGTCCGGGAATATTGGAAATATAAGAGTTGGTTTATTGTTCCCGGCGTGTCCGTGGATGCGGTCAACGGTTACGACCGTTACGTTGACATTGAGGCAAAAATATTGTTTGTCGGCATTGGCATACGGTTTATATGGATTAAAAGAAAGGTAAAACGATGAAAGCAAAGATTTTATTGTTATCTTTGGCAACGCTTTTGTTGGGGGCGTGTCAAAGCGAGAACGACCCAACGGAAACATTTTATTTACTACAAAAATCCGAGAGCATGGAAGAAAGAAACGAGTTTGTAACGAATACCACGGCGGCAATGATACAGATAAACGCCCCCCGGTATAATTGTGAGATTGTCGAAACCGCATTAGCGGGCGGCGATAGGGTACGAATTTGCGTAAAAGGCGCAAAGGAAGATTTGGACGCATTGTTTGACTATGTAAACGAAGCGGGCAAAGAATGAGAGTAAAGCAACCCGAACCGTTCGACCCAAATAGAGAATACAGCCCCGGAGAACGTTGCGTTTACCGGGGTATGGTATTGATTGCCGAGATATGGACGGCGGCGGATGCACGATTAGCCAACAACAACCCCGCAATATTTACGCAACGTTGCGTTCGCTGCAAAATTAAAAGGGAAGATTGCCCCGGAATTGGTAGGCAATGCGATAAATTCCATAGGAGCGACCGGAAAACGATTTATTGGCGTTTGTTGCGTATCGTCGGGGGATTTAAGGGCGTCGAAACATTGGAATTTAATTATAACGGAACAATTGCCGGGGTTAAGGTTGAAGCCGCCCCGGATAGTAATAACAAATAAATTTTTAGAGCGATGAACAAACAAGTATTAAGCCCCTTTGATTGCGATATGTGCGCAATGATTGAGAACATAACAAAACAAGAAATTGAGGTTACGGCGTCCGATACCTCAATACGTTTGAGTTGGGCGCAAAATGGTAGCGACGGGAACGATACACCGGAGGCGCAAAGGATTGAGGCATTAAAACAAGCAATCCGGGGACGATTGGGCGACCGTTTTATTGAGTTCTTTTACGCCGATGGTAGGCAGTCAGTTTATATGAAGTACGACCCGGAGGAATACCCGGAGGAAATGCGCACCCGTTTAGTTGACCCGGACGCCACGGCGGGAACCCGGTATTGTCGCACCTTGTTAGAGGTTGACGCAATCCAATTTAGACGGGACAACGTGGACGACGTTTTGAGATTTACCGGAGGCGGAACGGTTACGACGCCCCGCACCCCGAACGGCAAAGCAATGTTTTCTTTTCCCGATGGTAACGGCATATTCGTTGACGTGCCGGAAAGTTGGTATATTATCCGGGAATTGAACGGACGATTTACCGCCCGCCCGGAAAAGGATTTTAAACGGGAATTTGAACCCAAAGGAACCCCCGCCGAGAATTACACGGAGCAACCCGCCCGTCCGGTTGTTGCTCAAATTGCCAATCTGTTTAATGAGTTGTTCGGAACAAACATTGCGTCCCGTTGCCGGAAAATGGAGGAAGAATTTAACGAGTACAAAGCGGCGGTAAAACACGCAATGCCCGAATTTGACGACCCCGGACGCATGAACGCCGTAATTGATGAATTAGCAGACCTTAACGCCGTCGTATTTCATTCCGCCGTAATATTAGGCATATCGCAACGGGATTTATTGGAAATGGCATACGACAAAGTAAAGGGACGCCAAACCGACCCCAATTATAAGCGGACGCACCCGCACGAACAAAAGCATTGCGGCAATTGCGATAGTATTACAAGCGAGGACGCCAACGGCGATGGTTATTGTTATACGACCGAAAGCCCGGTTAATTGTGAGAACCCCGGTTGCAAGCAATGGCAAAAAAGACATTCCCAATTTATGAACGATAAAAAACAATAGAGCGATGAAAGAAAAAAGTTTTGCACAAGAATTGGCGGAATTGATTAACCGCCACGGTATCGACGCCAAAATGAATACAAACGATTGGATTTTAGCAGACGTTGCCGTTGATGCGTTAAACGCATACGGAAAAGCCAACCAATTACGGGAAAAAATGGCAAACGCCCCGGAACCGGGAAAAGACGATTGCGATTGCCCGGCGTGTACATTGCGCCGAGCCTTACAAGGGAAAGCCCAACCCGGCGGGAAAGAATACAGAAAACCGGAGGCGTTCGACGTACCAAAAGAAGTGGAAGCAATGGCGGCGTTCTTTGCTGATATGTTCCCCGGTTCCGAAATACAAATCCAACGGGTCGATTTGAAAAAGAACCCCCGGAACAAATGCCGGGCAAAGAATAAACGGAAAGGAGGGCGACGCAATGAAAAATAAATGTTCGTCGGAAATTCCCAATATGCCGACCGGATGCGCCCCGGATAATCGACGCCCCGAAAAGATATGCGGAACGTGTCGATATTTTAACCCGGAATTTCCGGTAAATGGAAAGCCCGCCCCGGTATGTTTGGCAATAAAGGAAATGAAAGGGGGAACGGAATACAGCAACCCCCGTGGAACGCAACATTATTTTCGTTGCTCAAATGGGAGATACGAAAACGGTATAGGACAATAGGCATAAAAGCCCCGGAAACAAAGCCGGGGTTTTGCCGTTTATATACATGAGAGTACAAACGTTTGGCAATGCGCCGGAAAACCCGTAAATTTACCCCGTGGTTGAAAGATAACCATTAAGACAATAAAAGTATTGAGTTAATAACAAAAGCCTCTTAAAATGGAAATTCCACGCAAATAACTTGCAATCGAAAAACATTTGTTACCTTTGCAAAAAAAGATATATGGAAGTTTGGAAAGATATACCCGGTTTTGAGAATTACCAAATATCCAATTATGGTAATGTAAAAAGCCTCAATTATGGGAGGACAGGAAAAACCAAGTTGCTAAAACCAACTATAAGCGGCAAGGGTTATTTGCAAGTAAGGTTATCGAAGTCCGGTAAACCAAATGCGTTGTTGGTTCATAGATTGGTTGCAATGGCATTTATTCAAAATCTAAATAACCGGAAACAAATAAATCATAAGGACGAAAACAAGTTTAATAATAATGCCAATAATTTGGAGTGGTGCGATAATCAGTATAATAATACATATAACGGCAAACATAATAAAATTGCTAAAGCTGTAATACAACGTTCAAAAGCAGGAAACGAAATTGCCCGGTATAAATCCATAAGGGAAGCGGAAAGAAAAACGGGAATAAAAAATATAACGATTACCCGATGTTGTAAAGGAGTATATAAAACGGCGGGCGGCTATGTATGGGAGTACGATTTGACAGCAAAGGAGGTTTGACTATGAAAAAGAGAAAGAAGCCATTAGGCTATAATAAACGTTCCGAGGAACAACGAATTTACGACATTCGGTTTTGTTCCGATTTGTTTTTGCGTGGGTATTCGTACCGGGAAATTGCGGACGCATTGAACCGGGATTTGTCCGCGCGTGGAATGGGTTATACAATAACCTTTCAAATGGTTTATTACGATTTGCAACAATGCCTTATTGAGTGGAAACGGGAACGGTTGGATAATATCGACGAATACGTTACACAAGAATTGCGCAAATTGGATAAGATGGAGCAACAAGCATGGGAGGCGTGGGAGGCGTCGAAAACCGGAAAGATGCGCACCAAAGAGAAAACCAACAAAGGGCGACCAATCAAAACCGATGCCGAGGACGGCGACCCGGAATATTACGGGTACAATGAAACCGCAACCGAAACGTCCGCCGGGAACCCCCGGTTTTTGGATTTGCTTTTGAACATTCAGCAACGCAGGGCAAAGATGTTAGGGTTTGATGCACCCGTTAAAATTGAGATACCCGGATATAACGCCACGACCGACGACGATAAACCAAAGTACGATGTTAAGGCAATCCCGGACGATATGTTGTTTGCTTTGGCTGATAAATTGCAGTCCGCCGAATATCAAAAGGCATTGTTGGAGAAAGGAGGGGCGCAATAATGGCAAAGAGAGTAACCGCACCCCGTCCGGGAACCAAGCAACCGGAATGGCAAACCGAGATTTGCGACACGTGCCGTTTTTCGGAATGGATAACGGACGACCATAGACACCGGGATTTAAATGGGAACCCGATTTGTTTACGTTGCCCGCATTATCAATATTACATTGTCCGAGGTCGCCGGGCGTGTTCTAAATGGGAGAAAGGAGCAAAGCAATGAACAACGAACAATTATTGCAGATGTACGACGCAATCCGGCAACAACCGGATTTGCTTGTTAAAGCCGCCGCCCGTAAACGCCTTATCAACTTTGCCCGGTATATGCAACCGGATTTAGTATTAGAGCCGTTCCACGTCGTTTATTATACGTTGTTGGATATGTTCGCACACGGCAAAATACGAAAGATGATTGTACAACAACCGCCCCAACATGGCAAATCGGAGGGGTCGAGCCGTAAATTACCCGCATTTATGTTGGGGTTAGACCCCGACCGCAAAATATGTATCGGTTCGTATGCGGCGACAATCGCACGGGATTTTAACCGGGACGTTCAACGAATAATCGACACGCCCCGGTATCGTGAATTATTCCCCGGCACGTACTTAAATGGGTCGAACGTCGTAACAATGGCTAATACCTATTTGCGCAATTCCGATGTTATCGAAATGGTCGGGCGTAAGGGGTCGTTGCGTGTCGTCGGTCGTGGCGGTTCGCTGACGTCTAAAACCGTGGACGTTTCGATATTGGACGACGTGTATAAGGATTACGCCGAGGGTAACAGCCCGATAGTACGGGCGGCGGCGTGGAAATGGTACACGACCGTTGTGCGCACCCGTTTACACAACGATAGTCAAGAATTGATTGTATTTACCCGTTGGCACGACGACGATTTGATAGGGCGCATTGAAAAGAGCGGCGAAACGATTATTGATGTTAAGTGTTGGGCGGATTTAGAGAACGTAACGCCGGGGGCGTGGGTGCGCATAAATTTTGAGGGATTGAAAACCGGGGAACCGACCGAGATAGACCCACGGGAACCGGGGGCGGCATTATGGGAAAGCCGACACAGTAAGCAAAAGTTGGAAGCGCAAAAAGCATTAGACCCGGTACAATTTCAATGCCTCTATCAAGGCAACCCCGGTTCCGCCGAGGGTCGATTATATCAACCGTTCAAAACATGGGTTGAAAAATCCGATTACGGCACGTATATACGTTCCGGCGCATACATAGATGTTGCTGATGAGGGGGACGACCTTTTGTTTGCCGCCACGTATGACGTTTATAAATCGGACAACATGATTTTCAACGAGAAAACAAAGCGTATGGAACCGTTGTTATTTGCTTTAATTACGGATATGGAAATGACGGACGAAAATACGGACGTTACAACCGTAACCGTTCCGGCAATGATTAACAGGAACGGCACGCAAAAAGTCTGGGTTGAGAGCAACAACGGCGGTGCGGGTTATGAAAAGGTTATTAAAAAGAAAATGCGGGCAATGACAGACCCGTTTTATCAAGGCGGCAATAAGGAAAGCCGGATAATTACGGCGTCCGCAATGGTAAATCAAAGTATTATTATGCCGTTCGGTTGGGAAACCCGGTACAAAGCGATTTACGACCATGTTACAACCTTTTTGCGCAATTTCGATGCGAACACGCACGACGACCCGGAGGACGGATTAACCGGGATTTACGAAAAAGAGATTGCCGACGGTAATATACAACCATACGCACACGCAAACCGGGGCGTTAAACGTCGTAACTAACAATTTAATTGAGATATGCAAGTTTATAACGGAAAAAGTTTATAACTTTGCAACGTAGAAGTAATACAGAGGGCAAAGGGACAGCCCAACGAGGTAACAAATGTAATTTTTAACGTTAAAATTTAAAGAGTATGATTACTTGTAAGTGTCCGGCGGCGACTTCATTGCCCGATATTCCCGCCGTAAAATGCGCCGAAAGTTTCGGGCAAATCCAAAAGGTAGCGTTTCAACGTCTAACCAAAGACGATGGAAGCAAAAACCGTTTTACCACGGAAAAGGCAATTACTTTGCTTGCATCATGGACGCCGTTATTGTCGGCGGCTGATAGCACAAAAATTGTTGTTTCCCCGTATATCCAAGCCCCGACCAACGAAGCCGGAGCCGCCCGAACCTTTGGCGGCGGTAACGAAACATTGGGAGGCGTTGAGGAAATTATAGGGCGTGAACCGAACCCGTTCACGGGCGTAATGCGTAAAATCCCCCAATCAGTAATTAAGGCAATGAAAGAATTGCAATGCGAAAGTTGGGCGGACAATTTGGGCGTCTATCTGTTTGATGAAAACGGAAGTATTGAAGCTATTCAAGACGAAACGACCCCGACAACGTATTATCCTATTCCAATTCGTTCTTTGTTCATTGGCGACAAAACGCATGGCGGATTGGAAGCCCCGGACAGCAACACAATACAATGGGCGTTTTTACCGAACTATTCGGACGACCTCACAATTGTAGCCCCGGATTTCAACCCGCTAACCGATTTGAAACCCGCAAACGGTTGACGATATGGCGGCAAAGGTTACAAAGGTTAAATTAGTTTGTCCGCCGCATGGTTTAACCGAGGAATTGGAGATTAAGCACGCCGAAAGGTTGTTGAGGATGCCAAACAACGGCGGTTGGCAGTTACCTAAAGACAGCGATTTTAAATTTACCAACGACAATGGGATTGAGTATAGACGAAATAAAAAAACGGATAACGGAGCCGAAAAAGCGTAAGACGATAAATAAGGCTATTTATCACCAACAGCGCATTAATTTTCACGCCCGCACCCGTATAACGTCGTTTGACATTTGCCAACCGATTACGGATTTTATGGCATTTGTTTCTAACCTATTGCCGCATGACAAATTTAAGATGTTCAAAACATTGTTCCGTTACCCCGTTAAAACAAACGAGGTAACGGGCGTTTGTTTTGATAAGTTGAGCCGGATTTTTGACGGTCGTAACCCGGCGTTCAATTATCAATTCCAAAACCCGGAACAACGGGACGATTGGGAATATTACCGCCAAGACGTATTACACGAACCGGAAATTTGGAGTACGAAAGGTTGGGAGTTTTTCCAAACAGAAATAAACAGCGTTCTAATTGTCGATATGCCGAGCGAACAAAACCCCGGCGACAAATACCCGCAACCGTATTTCTATTGGTTGCCTATTGCGTCCGTGATTGATTACAGAGCTAACCCAACGACGGGGGTAATGGATTATATCATTTTCAGACAGGACGGGGAACGTATCGCAGTTATTGACGACGAACGTTATAGGGTATTCAGAGAGGACAAAAACCATAATATCGGCGAATTGTTGGTTGATAACCCGCACGACGTCGGTTATTGTCCCGCCCGTTTCTTTTGGAACGAACCGTTGAGCCTATCAGAACCCGACGTTAAACAATCCCCGCTAACAAAGCAATTGGAGGCGTTGGATTGGTTTTTGTTTTACCATATCAGTAAGCGACATTTAGACTTATACGGCGCATATCCGATTTATTCCGGGTATGAACAAAGTTGCGATTTCAGTAACGGCGAAAATGGCGATTATTGCGACGGTGGGTTTTTGAAAGACAAACAAGGGTTTTATAAATTGGATGCCGCCGGGCTTTTGATGCGTTGCCCCAAATGCGGGGATAGTCGCATTAATGGCGTTGGTTCGTTCGTGGAAATACCAATACCGGACGGGGATAAACAACCCGATTTGCGTAACCCGGTGCAAATGCTAACCGTTGACCGTGGGAGTTTGGATTATAACGTTGAGGAAGAAAACCGCCTAAAGAATGACATTATTACGTCGGTTGTTGGAACCAACGAGGAAATAACCACACGGGACGCATTGAACGAGCAACAAATACAGGCGAATTTTGAGAGCCAAAGCACGGTATTAAACCGAGTAAAGAAAGGATTTGAGGCGGCGCAACAATTCGTCGATGAAACCGTTTGCCGTTTGAGGTATGGCGGTTTGTTTGTTTCTGCAAAAGTCAATTACGGCACGGAGTTTTATTTATCCAACGCAACGGAGTTACGGGAACGTTACAAAGTGGCAAAGGAAAGCGGCGCAAGCGAGGCAGAATTAGACGCCCTACAAAACCAAATTATCGAAACGGAATACCGGAACAACCCAACCCAATTGCAACGTATGTTGACGTTGGCGGAATTGGAGCCGTACCGACATTTAACCCGTAACGAGGTATTGGATTTGTACGGCAAACAGATTATCAGCGAAAACGATATGCGTATAAAGTTGAATTTTGCTAACTTTGTACGCAGATTTGAGCGTGAATATTTGAACGTGTTAGAGTTTGGGTATAATATGCCGTTCAACTCTAAGATAAATTTTATAACAAATAAATTTAACGATTATGCGAGTGAAAGTAAGCGAGGGCAAAACTAAAGACGTTGCGATTATCGACGTTACGCCCGAAAATTACATTGTCCCCGACAATGAAAAACATTTGTATCATTGCGTTATCGAAATTAAGAAATTCGACAGCGAAACGGGCAAACGGTTGTCAATCCCCCGTATTCAGAAATTCGGCAAAAAAGGCTATGAAAATAGCATTGCCGAGAATTTGAAAAAGCAGGGTTACACGATTACCGTATTGCACGACCCCAACGAGTACATGAAAGCCAAAGCCGAGGCGGACGAAAAGGCAAAGGCAGAAAAAGCCAAAGCCGCCGAGGAAAAAGCCAAAGCCGATGCCAAAGCGAAAGCCGAGGCGGACGCCAAAGCCCGTGCCGAGGAAAAGGCAGCGTTGAAAGCCGAGATTTTGGCAGAATTGAAAGCGGCGGGAGTTATCCCGGCGGAACCCGCCAAAGAAACCAAAGCCGATGCAAAGGCAAAGGCAGAAGCCGAGGACAAACCCGGAGCGAAAAAGTAACAGAGTATTAAACCATTAAAAATACGATTATGGCACAGATTGCACAGCAGGACAATTTGGTTATTGAAGTAACAACAACCGCCGCCGCATTGGATGGCGCCACAAAGAAAAAGTTGATTGAATGTATTGAGGGCGGAACAATTACCGACGTCATTTTGGTAACAAAAGAGGTTGAAAAGAAAATCAGCCATGCACGTGTTGTTAGTTGGTTGGTTGACACAACCGGGGATTCGCCAAAATACACAATTGATATTATTAACGCAAACAGCGGAGCAGTAGAAGCAATCGCACTTAATTAATTCAAAGGGAAAGAATTATGTTAACGAGAGAAATTTTAATTGCAAATGCGGCTTTGTCCGGTTTGACGGACGAACAAATTGCGGCAATTACAACATTGTCCGCCAACGACGAAAATAGCGTTATCGCCAAAAAGACGGGCGAAATTTACGGCGGATTGGATGCCGATATTTTGGCGGCGTCCGGTATCGCAAAGAACGGAACCGAAAAAACGTTTGATTACGCCAAACGAGTATTAACCGAGTTCAAAACCAAAGTTGAGGGCGCAAACGGTCTGCAATCACAGATTGACAGCCTAACCAAAGAAAAGGCACGTTTGGAAAAAGCCATTGCCGACGGTGCGACGGATGCGGAAACCGCAAAGGCATTGAAGCAAGCAAAGGCAGATTTGCAAAGCGTTACGACCCAATACAACGACCTCAAAAGCAAATACGATGAAGCCGAACAAACCCATACAAAGGAAGTGTTCGGCATTCGTGTTGAAACGGCATTGCAGACAGCAACCGCCGGGTTGAAGTTTAAGGCAGGATTGCCGGAAAGCGCAACAAAGGTTTTGTTAGGTCAAGCAATCGACAAAATTAAGGGTATGAACCCGGAATTTATCGACGACGGCAAAGGCGGCAAAATGTTAGCGTTTAAGGATGAAAACGGCGCAATCATGCGCAACCCGAACAATCAGTTGAACCCGTACACCCCCGGCGACCTTTTGACCCGTGAATTGGAAACAATGGGTATTTTGGATAAGGGACGACAAGGAGCGGGCGGCGGAACGGTTCCCCCAACGGGCGGCGGTGCGGGCGGTAATGTTGCCGTTGACATATCCGGCGCAAAAACGAGGGTTGAGGCATACGACGTAATTGCAAACACTTTGCAACAACAAGGTTTGCGGATTGGAACGGCTGAATTTGACGCCGGAATGAAACAGGCATGGCAGGACAACAATATTGCCGCATTGCCGGAAAAGTAAAAGACAACACGGGTAAAGGGTAAACCCGCTTTATAAACAATTTAATTTTTTAAACAATGAGTTTAATTGCAACAAGAGTACAGAATTGGCGGATAGAGAACCCGGAGTTAGACCGTAATATGTTCCGCCCGTGTGAGTACGGCGCATTGGATTTCTTTATTGAGCAAACCAACGCCCCCAACTCAATCATTAGTCCCAATTTGAGGGATAGAGCATTAGTAAGTATCGGTAACACGGTACAGGTTCCCGTTATCAATTATGACGAAAACGTACAGGTTAGCAACGTGCGTTCGTGCGTTATTGCTGATAACGAAAATACGTCCGCATTGGTAACGCTTGTTTGGGCGACGTATGCAATTGGTTTTACAATGGTTCCGGCGGCATACTCAAACAATGAGATTTCGTACAACCATGACTTTATGCGCAAAATGGAGAAAACAACCCGTGCGTTGGCGGACGCTTTGGATAAAGGAGCCGTTGCCGCATTGGAAGCGAACAAAACGCAGGTTTTCAAAACTTTGCTTAATTACACGCAGACCGGGAACGTTATCCAAGTGCCAACCCAAATGGCAACCGAGATTTTGGGCGACATTAACCCAATCATGCGAGCGAATTGTTACCCGGAATATATCCACCTTATCGCAAATGCGGGGGTTGATAGCCTAATTCGTAAGTTGGCGCAACATGGCGTTTACAACGACGTTAATAAGCGCATGGAATACGATAACAAAGTATTGCATTATACCAACAACGTAACCGACGAAGCGGGCAAAATGGGAACAATGTTTGCCGTTGCTGATGGAAACGTTGGTATCTTAACCCGTGTTGACCGTGAAGCGTACCGCCGTACCCGTGCGAATTTCCACGAATGGGACATTGTACGATTGCCGTACATTGATTTGCCCGTTGGTTCGCATTATTATACCGCCGTGGGCGACCAATCGGCGATTATGGGCGACGCAACCGCCGATTTGACGTGTGCGGTTAAGGAGTATTTCGGATTTAGCGTTGATGTTGCCTACATGGTAGCATATAACAGCAAACCGGACACCGTGGCAAATCCGATTATCAAAGCCGAGATTGCAGCACGCAACCCGAACGAACCGTTAGGAATGCCCGTATATGTAACCAACGCCGGGGAATTTCCCGCCGGGGGTGGTGCATAAGGGGGATTTTAATAACGATTTCTCAAAGGATTTCAAGTTTTAACCGAGGGGACGGGGTGGTTATCCCCGCCCCCTTTTTTTAATTAATGATATGGAAAGTTGGAAAGTAATATACGATTTCCCAAATTATGAAATAAGTAATTACGGAAACGTGCGTAATAATACAAAGATAGTTAAATCCGTTCCCAATAAGCACGGGTATAATGTTGTAGTATTGTGCAATGGTACTCGTAAATCTGTTAATGTTCATAGATTAGTTGCGGCGGCTTTCATTCCGAACCCGGACAACAAACCATGTGTTGACCATATCGACGGTGACAAATCGAATAATAGGGCGGACAATTTGCGTTGGGTTACAACCAAAGAAAATTGTAATAATCCAATAACAAAATCACGCCTAAATAAAAAGATTGGCGAATATATGGTTGGGAGATTAGGCGGATTGCACCAACGAGCAAAACAAATTGCGATGTATTCCATTTGCGGCGATTTGATAAAAACATTCTTATCAGTAAAAGACGCACAACGGGAAACGGGTTTAAATGATAGTAATATTGTTAAATGCTGTAAGGGTATAAAAAAGACTTGCGGCGGTTATATTTGGGCTTATGTATAGGATTAAGGAAATACAAGATAAGTTATTGCACGTCGTCGGTTGGGAACAATCATATAATCCCGCCGAGGCAATCGCCGAGCAATTAACAGAAACCGAAAGCGGGTTATATTTTCAAGGGGCGCACCCGCTTGTAACGTTGGATAATATGGCGGCAATCGTCCCGGATAATTGGGGTTTTCAATACCCGGTTTGGAACGATACAAAGGAATGGAAAGCCGGAACCGTGGTACAATACGCCAACGATGCGGCGGGCAAACCCTTGTATTGGGTCGCTTTGGTTGATAACGTCGCCGAGGTTCCCGCCGAGGGTTCGACCTTTTGGGAGAAATACAACATATTATCCGACTATTTGGAACGTTTGACCCGCAACGGAATTTCCACGGCGGTACAAACATTTACCCAAATAAAGGGGTTGGATAAGGAAACAAAGAACCTATTGGAGCGTCGCACGTTCTTTGACGGTGCCGGACGTATCAGAGCAACCCAACCGAATAATCATAAGTTGGTAGGGTTTGAGATTATCCCGGTGCGAGCGATGGGAGTAACGGCACAAATACACCGGGTTGGCTTGCAAATGACGGGCGGAACCGGGATTGTGAAATTGTACCTTTTCCATAGTTCACAGATTGACCCTATAAAAACGTTTGATTTGAATTTTACGCTAACAAATGGCGGTTTTCAATGGTTTACGTTGGAAGATTGTTTTTTGCCGTATATCAGCGACGCAAACAACGCCGGGGGTGCGTGGTTTCTTTGCTACAATCAAGACGATTTGCCCGCCGGGATGCAAGCAATTAACGTGTCGAAAGATTGGAGCGGCGAACCGTGCGGAACGTGTACCGGGTACGGCAATATTGAGGCATGGCGGCAATTGACAAAGTATTTGCAGATTTCCCCGTTTATGTACAACGCCCCGGAAACATTCGCCGAATACCCGGAGTTGTGGGATATTGCATACACGATGTACACTAATACGCTGAATTATGGGTTGAATTGCGAAATAACGGTTGGTTGCGACCTAACCGATTTTATCGTTGAACAACGGGCGATATTCCAAACGGTAATACAACGCCAAGTTGCGGCAATCGCTTTGCGCACGTTGGCAATGAACCCCAACGTAAGGGTCAACCGGAACCAATCCAACGCCTCTAAAATGGATATATTATACGAGTTGGACGGGAACGTTGAGGGACGCCCCGGCGGGTTGGGTTATGACCTTAAAAAAGCGTTTGAGGCTTTACGGTTAGATACGCAAGGGATTGACCGTATTTGTTTAAGTTGCAACAACCGGGGTGTTAAGTACCGGACAACGTAATTGCGTTATGGCGGGGTTACAATCAATAATTGATTTGCGCAACCGGGTTAATACATTTAACGACGGGTTGACGTCCGGGTTGATTATACGGGACATAATCGACGACGGAATGACAACGACGTTTATCATTGATGCCAACGCCGAGGAACAATTATTTGAACAAGGTATTAACCGATTGGGCGTTGACATTATGGATTATCGACCTTATACCCCGCTAACAATAGCCATAAAGGAGGAAAAGGGACAACCGACGAACCGGGTAACGTTACGGGATGAGGGCGATTTTGAAAGTAGTTTTTATTTGGAAGTCGGCGACAAACAATTTGAAATTAAGGCGTCGGATTTCAAAACGGAAGATTTGATTAAAAAGTACGGGCGGCAAATATTAGGGTTGACGAACGAAAACATTGCTAAACTGATTTGGCAATACGTTTACCCGGATTTGCTAACCAAAGCAAAAAAAACAATATACGGAAATGGATAGAATACCGATTATAAAGAACCCGGAGTTATTCGACCGGGTTATTGCCAATATTCAAAAGGGATTGGCGGACGGGTTGCCGTGGCTTAACTATTCCTTTGGACGTTCGGAACGGTTGGTTAAGTCCATACAAGGGAAACGATATTACACGCCTAATATTTACGTTGGCGGCAATGAATATATGTTGATTGCCCCGGATAGTAATATAGGGAATTTTTCGTTTTTCGTATTGGACGACCCGCAACAAATTGATTGGTTCCCCGGCGAACAAAACAAATATACAACGCCGTTTTCGGTTATCTTTTGGTTCGATATGCGGACGATAACCAACGACCCAAACAACCGAAATACGGAGGCGGTCAAACAACAAATTATGCGGGTATTGAACGGCGGTATTTGGTTACGTTCCGGTTCCATGAAAATAAACAGAGTGTACGCAAAGGCGGAAAACATATTTGCCGGGTTCACTTTGGACGAAATAGATAACCAATTTTTAATGCACCCATTCGCCGGGTTCCGGTTTGCCGGGGAATTAGGAATTGATGAAACGTGTTTAACTGATTAAAACAAAGTGTATGCAAGCATTTTTATTTTATACGGTCGTGGTTGCTTTGGTTGCTGCATTCGGTTTGACCTTGTTACGCAAATGGCAGGTTATCGAATGGGTACAAGTCCACGGCAACGAGTTTTTCGCAAAGATGTTTAATTGCGATTTCTGTTTGTCCTTTTGGGCGGGGGTTGCTTTGGCAATCCTTTTGGCGTTTATTACCGGGAACCCGACGTTGTTGTTGGTTCCCTTTTGTTCCACAATGATAACCCGTTTTTTGCTATGAAAACCGTTAAGATAGGAGAACGCACCGTTGAGATATACGACGCTATCGACGAATTGCCGATGTTGCGATTTCATAAGTACAACAAAATGTTGTTAGTTGATGCCGGGATTGGTTCCGATTTGCAGGATTTCGACACGCATATTGAAAAGGCAATAAGATACGCCCGGAGTAAAACCCCCGAATTGGCGGCAATCGAATTGGATAATATGCGGCAAAACGTGTATTTCATTCAAACCGGAATAAGCCCAAAGCATTTGGCGTTTGCCGTGTTGGTTAAATCAATCGACGGGGAACCGTACAACGATTTATCCGACGATGGATTGCAAAAGGTCGTCGATATGTTCGGCGATGTTCCCGTTAAAGAGTTGACCGCCCAAATGGAAGCGGTCAAAAAAAAAAT